AAATTAGAAAGGAATATAGATGTGATAGTTAAAGATATCAAATGTATACTTAATAATCAATGTTGGAAACACATATCAAGTATATATTGTATAAATAATCCTTTATTTGAACCCGACCGTAATCAATATTTAAAAAATCTTTTTCAATCTCAAAATATTAATAAAAATTATATAAATTATATTAGTCCAACCTATAAACACACTATTACAGAAGAAATATATAATAACTATGTTAAAGAACAACAAGTTTTAAATTTACGAAAAATTCCTATGAAAAAAGGTGAATTATCTTTATTTTTTAATTATAAAGCTGTCTTAGAAGATATTGTTAAAAAATATAAAGATGGATTATTTTTGATATTTGAAAGTGATATTTTAATAGGTAAACATATAAATGAATTAAATGATTTTATAGATAGTATTAAAGATAAAGATTGGGATGTAATACATATTGGTATGCATGATAATCGTATATGGGATACACCTAATTTTAAAGGTAATACTGGTTATTCTGATAGAATTATGCATAATATAAATATAGAAGATGTTACTAATTCTACTGATAAGTACAGAATTAGTCGAAAATTTTATACACGATGTTGTGATTCATTTATTTGGACATATAACGGTATTACAACATTTTTACAATATATGAATAGTGAAAATAATTACGGTGTGCCGTTTGATTATTATATGTGTAATTTTATTGAAAAAAATATAAATTTGAAACATTATTGGAGTGAAAAGGAATTTTTTAAACAAGGTAGTAATATAGGAGTTTTTAAAACTACATTACAAAATGATATATGTTAATAGTAAATATATATAAAAATAATAAGAAATATATATATTATGGAAAATAATAGTGATTTTTTTGATAAATGTTTTGAAAAACATAATTTTACAGAATTAAATAATTTAGATTATAATATTTAAAATTTTGCGATACAAAATTTTAAAAGAATGAATAAAAATACATCACCTGTATTTTTTGATGTAGGTTGTAATGCAGGTAGTTTCATAAAAGTACTGTATAATAATAATTTTATAAATGATATACATTGTTTTGAACCACATCCACGATTATCTAATGTAGTTATTGAAAAATATCCACATATAACAATGAATAAAATATGTTTAACAGAATATATTGGAAATATTAATATTAATATACCATTATGGAGTATTGGATTGTCCAGTGTAATAAATCGACCTGTATTTGAACGTTTAAAATCAGAAGGTCAAGACATAACTACCTTAAATGTTAATACTAATACGATAGACAATTATTGTAATGAAAAATCTATAAATATTATTGATTTTATTAAAATTGATGTTGAGGGAGCGGAAAAAATGGTATTAGATGGAGCTAAAACTATGTTAGAAAATAATAAAATTAAAATGGGTATATTTGAAATAGGAGAAACATTAAAAGATGCGAATACCAGTGAAAATGAAATATGTAATATGTTAGAAAATTATAATTATAAGATATATAAACAGATTCCAGATAATTTTTTATTTTATTTATAATATTATTGTTATTTTTGTAAAATTTTTAAATAAATAATATACTTAATATTTGCTATATTATTTATCTATATACTGTGGAAATTTTATAAAACCTTTTATTTCATCTATAAATGATTTATCGATATTTTTAAATATATCATTATGAATATAAATATTATCAACTACATCATTTACAAGTAAAGAATAATGATTGTTTTTAAAATACTCACGTAATCTTTTATATTTATCCATTACTGTTTTATTATTAATAAAATCAGGATGTTGATCACCAATTTCTATTATAATAATCGAAGGATTATAATTTTGTATTGAAAACCCTGTTAATACATTTTCTTCAAAACCTTCTACGTCTAATACTATTAAATCTATAAAATTTATTTTATATTCTTCTAATACATGATCTAATTTTTTTACCAGAACTTTATGTATATTATTATTATTTTGAAAATATCCTTTGAATTGATCTACATTTTTATATAATGAGATTGTATCATTATCCATGGTTGATAATGTATTAGCGTCTATTATATTTGCTTCTCCATTCTCTGCACCTAATGCTATTTGTAAATTAATTACATTCTTATGATTTAAATGGTTAGTACAACAATGTTCATATAATCGTGGAACTGGTTCAAAATTAATTCCAGACCATCCTAATGACGCTAAATTATATGTAAATGAACCAGTTTTTCCATCATTAGCACCAATTTCTATAAACATTCCATTTGTCTTATAAGGTACTATTTTATTCAATACTACATGTAATATTTTACCAATTTCTCCACAAGATGTAGAATTAGGATAAGACATTATATAGAATAATTTCTTATATATTTAAATAACTATTAATATAAATATATAATTTTATCATTATTAATGAAAGTCTTAATTATTGGTAATTTTCATCCGAAAAATAGAATAGGATTATCGAATTTATTGAATCATTTAAAATATGAATATAAATATGGTTCAGTCAATGAAATCGAACAGTTTGATATTATTTATTCTCCAGGAACAGCTATTAATGTTTCAAAATATCCAAAACAAAAATTTATTATGGGACCACAATTTTCTGTTTTCCCTAATGAATCTCAATTAAAAAATATCAACAACGTACATAATAATGCTCTTTATATTCAACCAAGCGATTGGGTTGTTAATATGTGGATAAATATGAATATTAAACAATATTTACCGATATATACTTTTTCATTTCCTGTTGATACTGACCGATTTTCTCCTATTGACCAAGATAAAAACAAAATATTTCTTTATTACAAACGTCGAGACCCAAATGAATTAAAATTCCTTATGCAATTTTTAAATAACCAAAAAATACATTTCAAATTATTTAATTATACAGCAGGTTACGATGAAAACGAATATCTCCAATATTTACAACAAAGTAAATACGGAATTATTTTAGATGCTCACGAAAGTCAAGGCTTTGCTATTGAAGAAGCATTATCTTGTAATGTTCCATTATTGGTTTGGAATACAAAATTTATGTCTCAAGAATACGGTGGAAATTATCCTAATCACCCTTGTACTAGTATTGCTTATTGGGATGAACGCTGTGGTGAATTTTTCTTTGAACAAAAGGATTTTCTATCTACATTTGAATTATTTTTAAGTAAAATAGATACTTATCAACCCAGACAATATATATTAGAAAATTTAAGTGTAGAAAAATGTGCTGAACGATGGAATAGTTTATTTAAGTAATTATAGATTTAAAGATTTATTATTATATTTATAAAATGTTAATTCCTATCCATGAGTTAATGAAACACTTTATATTACAAATTAATGGTATTTTACATATTGGTGCACATGAATGCGAAGAACTACGCGATTATAATAATATTGGTGTAACATCAAATAATGTATATTGGGTCGAAGGACAAAAAGAAAAAGTAGATTTAATGGTTTCAAAAGGTGTTCCTAATATATTTCATGCGATTATCGATGAAGAAGATAATAAAGAAGTAATATTAAATATATCAAATAATGGTCAAAGTTCATCTATATTAGAGTTTGGAACACATACTATACATCATCCACAAGTACATTATGTAGGCCAAATTAAAGATGTAACGACCAGATTAGACACATTAATTGAAAAAAATAACATACCTATTGAAAAATTAAATTTTATGAATTTGGATATTCAAGGTGTGGAACTAAGAGCTCTTAGATCAATGGAAAAATATTTGCAACATGTTCAATATATTTATACTGAAGTAAATGCTGATTATGTATATAAAGATTGTAATTTAGTTTCTGAAATTGATGAGTATTTAGCTCAGTTTGGTTTTAAACGGGTTGCTACACGAATGGCTGGAAAAGCCGGATGGGGTGATGCCTTTTATATAAAATCTTAATGCAAACAATATAAACATTAAAATGACTAGTATATAGATAATGGTAATCATTTGTAAAGATAAATATGCTAACGATAATAAGTACGCTTCTTATTTCGATTCTTATTCATTCCCTTTGAGTGATTTTCAAAAATATGCAATTGAAGCCATCGTTGAAAAGCAACACGTTCTTGTAACTGCTCATACCGGTTCCGGTAAAACCCTTCCTGCTGAATTTGCGATTCAACATTTTGTAGGTCAAGGTAAAAAGGTCATTTACACCTCTCCCATCAAAGCTCTTTCCAACCAAAAATTTTATGAATTTACATTGAAATATCCTGAAATTTCATTCGGATTGTTTACCGGTGATATTAAAACCAATCCTGAAGCAGACGTTTTGATTATGACCACTGAAATCCTCATGAATTATTTATTTATTCAAACCAACCGTGATGAAGAGGTTGTTCAACCCGGTATCGATTTCCAGATTAATATTCAGCGGGATTTGGCGTGTGTTGTTTTTGATGAGGTTCACTATATTAACGATAAAGATCGTGGACAAGTTTGGGAAAAATCTATTTTGATGTTGCCCAATCATGTACAAAAGGTCATGTTATCCGCTACCATCGATAATCCGGCGGGTTTCGCAAAATGGTGTGAACAAGACAATGATAAACAAGTGTATTTAGCCTCTACAAACCATCGTGTAGTTCCTTTAACACATTATGGGTTCTTAACATGCACCGAACAAATATTTAAATTAGAAAAAAACAAAGTGGTGCAACAAGAAGTAAAAAAAGCTACCAACAAATTACTCGTTTTACAAGATGAACACGGAAAATTTAACGATACTACTTACAATACAATTAACAAAACCTTGAAATTATATAATCATCATCGTGTCTTTCTCAAACGTAAACACGTATTGAACCAATTGGCCAAATATTTGCATGAAAAGGAAATGCTTCCTGCAATTACCTTCATTTTCTCAAGAAAATTGGTAGAAGCGTGTGCTCATGAAATCACAGTTCCATTACTAGAATTTGATAGTAAAATCCCATATACAGTAAAAAATGAATGTGACCAAATTATCCGCAAGTTACCTAATTACAAAGAATATTTGGAATTGCCTGAATACGTAAATTTGGTAAAACTATTGGAAAAGGGTATTGGTATTCATCATTCGGGTATGATTCCCGTTTTGCGCGAAATCGTGGAACTCATGATTTCCAAAAAATACATTAAGTTATTGTTTGCTACGGAATCATTTGCGATTGGTTTAGATTGTCCTATTAAAACCGCTGTTTTTTCCAACGTATCCAAGTTTGATGGTACGAGTGAACGTTTTTTGATGGCCCATGAATACACACAAATGGCTGGACGTGCAGGAAGACGCGGTATTGATACGATAGGTAATGTAGTACATTGTAATAATCTATTTAATTTGCCTTCTAATTATGAATATAAAAAGATGTTAAATGGAAAACCCCAACAACTTGTTTCTAAGTTTCACATTTCTTTCGACCTTATTTTCAATTTGTTGAAAAATGGACAAACCAAAGATTTCCATCTTTTTTCGAAGAAAAGCATGATTAAAAACGAACTGGATAGTGACGAAAAATATCATCAAGAATTATTAGAACAAACAAAATTAGAAGTTGAACAAAAGAAATCAGCGGTTTCGGTATTTAGTGCGTCAGAAGAAATTATTCAAAAGTACATAGATTTACAAGATAAAGAAAACAGTGGGCGCCAAAACGCGAGACGTAAAATTCAAGACCAAATGAAGGAAATAGAAAAGGAACATGCGAACATTAAAAGTGAAATAGAGAATTATAATTTTTTAATCAAAAAACAAAAACAAATTTATACAATAGAAAATGATATCAACCATGTACAAAATTACTTGAAAACAACTACGGAAGCAATGTGTGATTTACTAATTCAAAAAGAGTTTATACAAAAAGAAGGCGATGAATATTCTTTTACGAATCGCGGTATTATTGCATCCAATATTGCGGAGGTTCATCCTTTGATTATGACGGAAATTATTGAAAATACCAATTATTTTGAAAACTTTGAGCCCGAACAAATTGTTGGATTATTGTCTTGTTTTACAGACATTAAAGTACCGGATGATTGCCGTAGTTCATTGGCTCATGTTCAAGACCTTGACTTAATTTCTATATTGAAAAAAACAGAAGACAAATGTTTCGAATACACTGAATTGGAAACTGACTATTATGTTAACAGTGGGTATAATTATGATATGTTAAAATATGATATTTTACAATTTTCTATTAATTGGTGTAAATGTAAAGAAGACACGGATTGTAAACTTATTTTTCAAGAATTAAGTGAAATTCCCATTTCAGTAGGTGATTTTAACAAAGCTCTTTTGAAAACTGTGAATATTGTCCGCGAATGTATCAATGTTTTTGAAATAATAAATCGTGTGGATGTTTTACATAAATTAAAACAAATTGAACCTATGATATTAAAATACGTAACAACAAATCAAAGTTTGTATGTATAATTATGAAAAATTGAAATTTTATTTTATAAATAGATATAAAATAAACAAATACATAATGGATTCACCTTATGATACAGAAACTATTTCAGATACAGAATCGGAAACCGGCTCTGATTACACTTCAGAAGACAGTGATATTATTATGCAGCAAAGTGGTGATGAAGAATCAGAATATTCCGACGGCGATATATTTTTAACCTCTCCATTTGATGATTCGTATGACCATATTTATGAACAAGATGAAGAACATGTATTATCAGATAAAATGCATAACACTTATTATATAGGTAAGTGTTATAAATTTCAAGAAAACATTGAAGATACCTATTCAAATGAACACATATTTCTTTCGATTTCAGTTTCTCCTACTACATTCTTCCGTCACTCATATTTGGATATAACGAATTACTTAAACGTATTTGGTTATTTTAATTGTTTCAATTACTATAACAATATATTTAATCGTAATCGTAATCAAGGAACAGACATTATGAAAGCAATAGTGATAGAAGACCATAATAATTATAAATTATATACAGTAGTTTTAAAAACACACTGGATACGATTAATCCAAAGACACTGGCGTAAAATTTACAAACAACAAAGTTATATTATTCGTCAACGGTGTAAAATACAAAATATGCGTTATCGAGAAATTCATGGATATTATCCGAAACATATTAATCGTTTACCTTTATTAAATGGTATGTTAAATTGTTACTTAAAAAAATATCTATAATTATATAATCTAACAAAAATGACCACAAAAAGTAGAAAAAATAGCTTTGATAAAAAATATCGAAAAAATAGCGGTGATAGTATAGATAGTTGTTCTCATGAAATTATGAATAATAAATCAGAATTTATACCCATTCGTAGACGTAGACAAAGAGAACAACCTTTAGAATTCAAAGACCCATCTCCTATACCAGACAAGTTTAGATATCTGTTATTTTTACAAAAAAAAGTAGAAAATTGAAACTTTTTTATTTGTTTATCTATTAAATAATAAAATTTTAATGGAACGGTATAAACTTACACGTTATTTGTATAATTTAGTCGAAGTCAAACAATCTTTATTTATCGCAATTTTAAACAAAGATATTGATGAATCCTTATTTTGGGCATTTGAACTATTTTATTCAGGATTTTATTTAGAAGGAGTTCCTTATATAAACGACATTTTTGAAAAAATATATAAAAACAGCAATGAAAATTTAATTGAATATGTAACAAAAATAACAAATGAATGGTCCGATGAAACCAAAAATGAAAATGAACTTGCATTAATATTAGGGTCTTATGTGTGCACATTATGCATTCGTCCATACAATCTAATTCCTTTTATAAGCGAATTTTTAAAAGTAAATTGTGATAAATTATTAACTGATGTTGAATCAAGTGCTTATGTTGTTGAGTTTCAAGAAAAAGAATTAGAACCATATAAAACGATTATTTTAGATAATCCTACCAAAATATTACCAAAAGCATGTCGTTTTTCTTTACACAAAAATGTAAATGAACTATTTGATATCGTATTACCCGAACAATCTGATATAGTTACTATATTCAATAAGGATTGGATGTATTATGCATATAGATCTGATGTTTGGAAATCAAGAATAGAAGAATATGATGGAGTTCCAAATAATGAGAAAAAAACAATTGAATTTCGAAATGATGATTTATACGAAGAATTTACAGAAAAATGGTATTATGACCCGGATGAACAAGCACCAGAAGTGAAACATAAGTTGATTGGTGTTTGTGATAAACAATTAAGTATTGCTGAATTTTGTAAACTATACAACGTAAAAATGAAAACGAAAACTAGAATGAAAAAAAATCATAAAATCATAAAATCATAAAATTTCCCTTAATTTTGATAATTGTTCATCTGATATTTCATTTGGAAAATCAATTTCAAACATAATAATTAATGTACCTGTATGATTATCTTTGACCATACCATATCCTGGTATTTCTTTTGAAAAATTGGGTTTAATTACATTTGGAGAATTTAATGTATTTAAACTCAATTTTTGCCCGTTAATATGGTCTATAGTAAATGAAATACCACATAATGATTCTTTCAAAGATATTTTTTTATTGTAAATTAAATCCATGCCCCGTCGAATTAAATTAGTATTATTTATTACACTAAAATGTAATCGCAATTCACTTCTTTGAGAATTTACTATGTTTCCTTTTTGAGGTATAATTATTATTTCATTATGGTCAATTCCACGTGGTATTTGAACTTGTAATTCTTCTTTTTGAAACGTTTTGGTATTGTTCTCTACAACATAATAATCATATTGAAAAAATACTGGTTCTCCGTTATAACTTTGAGCCAATGATATTTCTATATTTTTGGTAATCGGTTCTAAAGAATGCGCTTGAAATTGTGCATGCATATTTCCCGGTCCACGATGAAAAATACGAATATTAGGACCGCCACCCATCATGTTAATACCGCCACCACCACCCATCATGTTGATTCCGCCACCGCCACCGAACATCATACTGAATAGATTATTGATATCGGGCATTTCGTTTTGCATATTCATAAACGGATCGTTACCAAACCCTAATTTTGTATCATATTCCTTTCGTGAATTTGGATCACGTAATACTTCATATGCATCATTAATTTCTATTATTTTTGTCTTGGCTTCTTCGCTTGGATTTCGGTCTGGATGATATTTTAACGATAATGCTCTATATGCCTTTTTAATTTCATTTTCGCTACTCTCTTTGGATACACCCAATATATCATAATAATTTGGATTCATTATATTTATAAATTATTTCTATTTATATAATATTTATTGAAAATGTTATATAAAAATGTTTATTCATTTATTTATAATGATCAAGCCTACCTTTATTACAAAATATAAACCTTATTTATTAAATGATTTTGATATGGACAATGATATGTTACAAATGTTTAAGTTCTTATTAGAAGTAGACCAATTAAACTTATTACTTGTTGGAAATACCAATTCTGGTAAAACCACTTTGTTACATGCATTAATTCGTGAATATTATCAGCTACAACCAGATTCAAATATTCCTGAAAATAATATTTTGTTTATTAACAGTTTAAAAGAACAGGGAATACAATATTTTCGTAACGAAATGAAAACATTTTGTCAATCTTTTTGTTCTATTCATAATAAGAAAAAAATGGTTATTATTGATGATATTGATAATATTAATGAACAAAGTCAACAAGTATTTCGTAATTATATTGATAAATATAAACACAATATTCATTTTATTACGGCTTGTACTAATATGCAAAAAGTTAATGAAAGTATTCAATCGAGATTACAAATTATGAAAATACCTAATTTTTCTACAGAACAAAATATTCTACTTATGAATAAAATAATTCATAATGAAAACCTAACCATTGATGAAGAATCAAAACAATATTTATTGCATACTTCAAATAAATCAATACGTTTATTAATTAATCTTCTTGAAAAAATATATATTTATAATAATCCAATTACACTCGATGTTTGTCGCAAAATTTGTTCTAATATTTCTAATGATAAATTTGAAAATTATTTTACTTACTTGAAAAAATATAATATACAAGAAGCGTTAAAACAAATTTATTATATTCATGATTATGGTTATTCTGTAATTGATATTCTTGATTATATGTTTGCTTTTATTAAAATAACCGATATGTTAACTGAAGAAGTGAAATATCAAATTATTCCTATTTTATGTAAATATATTACCATTTTCCATAATACACATGAAGACAGTATTGAACTCGCATTATTTACTAATAATGTATATGATATTATTGTAAAAGAATATAAACATGATTAGTTTATTCATATAATGAGCGACACCCCCATCAAAGTAGATAGTATTGTTTCTAGTGTTATTCAAAAGTTTGAACAACGTGCTATATTTGGTAAAAATAAGTATGGAACTGATCTTGACCGCAAAGATTTACATTTTTTAGAATGGGTCCAGCATTATCAAGAAGAATTAATGGATGCTATTTTGTACTTGGAAAAAATGAAAATGACTTATACAGAAAGTAATACAAAGGAAGAAGTTGATGCAAAAAAAACGGTACAAGATAATAACGAACATATTTTTAAGGTTCTAAAAGAGACTATTGGTATTTAATATATTTAGCATTACCTATATAAAAATTATATCATGATTTTATATAATGCTTTTTAATATTTTTAGACGTCCTAGTAAAAAAGTTACTCAACCTACACCAGCTGATGAAGCCAAGGCCGCTGCCGAAGCCAAGGCCGCTGCTGACGCACAAGCTGCTGCCGAAGCCAAGGCCGCTGCTGACGCACAAGCTGCTGCCGAAGCCAAGGCCGCTGCCGAAGCCAAGGCCGCTGCTGACGCACAAGCTGCTGCCGAAGCCAAGGCCGCTGCTGACGCACAAGCTGCTGCCGAAGCCAAGGCCGCT